CTGTTAATATATTGATGTTATTAAACAAATGCTTTTCAAACTGATTTATAAAATGCTCAACGTTTGGAAGTACTGCGTTAACTTGGAACGCTCTATTTGCTTCCTTATAATTGCTGTATGTGTTACTTTGATAATCACCAAACAATTGGGAGGGTAAATTTAACGCCCTACATACGCTCCTTATGTGTGGTAATTGCGTTTCGATAATCTTCATGTCGTTGGCGTTCATGCCTAACTGTGTGAAGTCAACTGCTTGCTCTACTACCTCAACCTTATTAAACTTGTCAGCGCCTCCCGTGATACCCACAAAAGCCTTACGTACTACCTCCATAACACCCTTAGAGAAACCAAGTGCGCCAGCATCACCACTTGCAGCCTTTGGACTTATTAAGCCGCTTATGCCTCTATTTTTTAGCATTGCTTTTTCTGCTGTTGCTCTGTTGTTTGATGCGCTTACCACCTCCCAAACTGATTGTATTGGGCTTAAACCGTTCTCACTTTCCTGTACTGCTGAAGGGTCGTAATATTCAATGATTATTAATTCCTCACTGAAATACTTATGCACAGATTGATTATCTGTAAAATCATAATACGGTGTATCTGCAAAAAAGCTTACATTAATTTGTGCTGGTGTTACTTGTTGAGTAGGTAAAACCCAAAGTTGATCAGTTTGAAAGCCTACAATTTCAGATTTTTTAAGTGTGTAAGCCTTACCATGAAGAAATAAATTGATAAACAGTTGATACATGGATTCATATTTCCCGTATTTCTTGTTCCAATTGTCGTAGAACATTTGATAAATAGGGTCTGTATCTTCTACAACATTATCACCATTCATAAGCCTAATAGGAGTCGAGGCGCAAGCATGAGCCAGTGAACTTACACATGAATAAACAAGCTCATTGCCTAAAAAACCCTCTTTTACTATTTCATCTGGTGTTGCTTTATTATAGTTATACCCGTTTATAACGTTCCAAAAATCAGGTGTCTTTGTTTTGTCTCCAAATATGTTCATGACTATAAAAGTAATATATTTTTTTAAGAGTTTTTAAAGCGGTAATATTTTTCCACGTATCGCAAAGGATCAAGCAGGTGGTTTTGGCCGTCTATGGGCATTTCTCCTGACTTATCAAGCCATACATAGTTAGATAGTTCACGAATTAAATTATGGCTGTTCTCAGTCACTTTAAACTCCCAATTTTGTAAGTGTCTAATTCCTATTACTATTTTTTCCTTACCTAGTCCCATAATATTAAAACCATCGTTTTTGATTCCCCTTATTTGTGTAGGGTCGGCACTATCAGCAAGTATCAAACTGTCTTTGTTTGGTATCTTAACATTCAAAAGTTTTATAATCTCATCAGGGCTTAACATACTTTTGTAAATCTCTTCATGTAAGTATATTGTTTTTGTTTTGGCATCAAAGGCAACTTTTAAGAGCGTGAAAGGGTGTTTAAATCCAAAGTCGATGCCATACATTACAGGCAGCGTATCTTCAAAGGCGCCTGTGCTCCAATTGTTATAAACAGCACCCTCAACAACTCCTTTTTTTCCTAAGCCATAAACACGCCACCAATTAAACCAATGGCCTTTGGTGTCTCTTTCTAACTCTTCATCATGCTTTTTTTTACCCTCCTTAAATTCTGTTATTTGTGACGCTGTGAGGTTTTCAATATTGTCTTTAAAGGTACTATTTAACACTATCGCATTATCTCTTGCGCTTATTCCTTCCGTATCTACCCAAAAATCAACACTAGGGTTGTAATCAATAAATACTGTTTCTGTTGTTCGTTGTATAAGCTGGTGTACTACCTTCCATTGCATATTATTTGCTTCGTTAATAAAAAGCACATCTTTTTGCCCTCCTAAAGCCTTCCCAACTCTATCAATGCCGATAAATTTAATAACGCTTTTACCTATTGTGAAAGTGTAAGGGTTTTTAAGCCTAACCTCTTCTAGGTCTTCCCCTTCGTTTTGAATAATATCTTCAAAATCTGTAATTGCCCCATCTCTTAAATGGGGCGTAGAATAACTTACTACGTGAAAGATTCTTTTTTTGCTGCCTTTCTTTGCTAAAATGTAGATTAATTGTAAAGTACTATAAGTTTTACTTGATCTACTACCGCCAGAATTGATAATAAAACGATAGCCGTTTTTATAAGCCTTTAAAGTATTGCTAAAAGTGTTACTTAGTTTCATCCTGTAAAGTAAGAAGCTTATAAATTAACCAAGATACAACAAGGAACACTAAACCAATCCAACTCAAACACGCCACAATTAAAGACGCTGAAATGTTTGCTGTTGTTCTTTTACCTCCAAAAACAGCACGAGAAACAAAGTAAGAAACAATGCAACCTGAAAAAAATATAATCATTCGTTTGATATGTCTTCAATAAAGTCTTTTAAGTCGTCGCTTAATTCGTTATTTGATACGATGTACTGAGTATTTGTGCTTTCTAACTTGGTTGTGTTGTCGTTTTTAACTCGATCAGTCCATCCATGATTTGACTTTAAATTCATGATTCCTGCGCCCGTGTTAATGTTTTCTCTTTTTATGTTCGAAAAACAGTTAGCCTCGCAATTACGCTTCATCCTCCTTTTATGCTCTTTTAATTCTGGAAATTTATCCACTAAATAATCAAACACGTCTATGTAAGTATCAAGTTCTTTTGCAATCTCACCTATAAAATCATAATCCAAACTTTTTGATAATTCAACAGCATCCTCCATTAATTTTTTAGCATTCTCAATAGTCCATTTACCTGCATTACTATTTCCCTCCATACTTTTACTTATCTTTTCGTTCTTTGTCATAGTATAAATATACAAAAATATGAATTAATACTTAGAGGGAGTGAGTAAGAGAGTTTGTAAGGTAGTAGAAAATGTACCCCCTACCCCCTAGTAAGAGATACAAATTCTACCCTTAATACTTGTCGGTCATTCGTTCGATCATCGTTGAGGCTCTAAGCAGAAAATGTACCCATCTTACTTAGATTTAAAGCGTTTATTTTTTTGTTGTCCTATGCTTCTACACAAAGACAACTCCCAAACTATTTCAATCGGTGAAGCTGTCAAAGCAAAACAGCGTTTAAGCGTATTTATTTTAATTCTAAGGCATAAAAAAAGCCCTTATGGTCGCATCATAAGGACTTAATTTTGACGCTGTTTAAAATCGTCTAGTAATGTCTTTTAACTCAAGATGCGACCTTGAATCTTAAACCAAAGATAATACTTTTTAAATTATTATCTCACTTAATAAATGCCGAAAGTTTTTAAATAAACAAAAGTGCATTTTTCAAAGTTTGAAAATTCAATAGAATCAACTATGTAAGGCTCATCATCGTGAAAACTTAAATAAGTCCCTACTGGTGGAAGTATCTTAAAAATTTTAAAATATTCATTAATACAATTAATTAAGTCTTTTTGAGAATCAGGGCCAATGCTTACAACATCACCTGTTTCAAAGTCTGTAATTTCAATAATTATTTTTAACATGTTTTTTTGTTTTTAATTTACGTAAATATAATTAATTCAACTCTGCTAAATCATCAACAGCATAAAAACCCCCAAAATCAATCAACAAACAACGATCTACCATCCTATCAATGACAAAAAAAGCCTGTTCTTCACTTATATTGATCTCACTTGCTAAACTCTTAACAGTTACAGAAGTTGAGTTTCTAATAGTTCCGACAGCGTGTGCCAGCGTTTCACCATCAATCATGAAAAAGTATATCGTTTGCTCTTTTAACGTTCTTAAACCTTTGTAAAACCTTGCTTAATACAATCGTAGTACCAAACCCAGCGACACAAGAAGAAAACAACACCCCGTCTTTCATTTTACTAGTCAACAAAAAACTAGCCCCCGTTAATACTCCCATGCCGATACTGTACCCAATGGCCTGCTTTTTATTCTTCTTTGCCTGATCAATAAATGTGATCGCGATGGATTGTTTTAATTCAAAACTTTTAATTCTTTCCTGCATTTTCAAACATTCTTTGCTTTGCATTTGAGCAAAAGATAGGTTTGATGTTAACATAATTGCAAGTACTCCGATAAATTTGATTCTCTTTTTCATTTTGTTTGTTTGTTTAGTTGGTTAATATAATCTTTTTTATTTCCAAAATTGCCACCATTTAGGACTTTTATTTATTTCAGGGTTATAGATTTCTTTTACTATTTTTTGATTAACAGCAACCCACAAATCATCTTCTTTAATATGAAGCATGTAACCATTGTTAACTTTTATCCAAGCTATTTTTTCGCTTAATTTTTTCATTTTATCTTTTTTATTGATCCCTCTTCAAATCGTTTAATAATTCTATTTTTGCATCGAGTTTTAATATGTACGGCCTTAGCTCCCTGTTTATTTTTCGCTTTTGCTCTAAGTTTTCGGCCTCTTGTATTGTATCTTTAAAGCCTTCTTTTAAATCGTTGTAACCTTCTAGCAAGCTGTCAAAACTTAATAAAAGGTTATTAAATCGGGCGATTTTTACCCCTGCGTTAATTGTGTTTGCTGAGTTCATTTTTTAGTGGGATTATTATTGATAATAGTATTAAAATTAAAGTTAAAAAAGGTATTATTTTCATGCTATTCAGTTTTTAGCTCTTGAGCTGGTTAAAAATACGCCATTAAAAACGGCTGTTAACATTCCATAATTGCAAGCCTGCGGCCATACAATTATTTCAATGTTACCCACCATTAGTGGATAGGTCTTTTGCTATTAAGTAGGCGCAATCGCTTTCGTGCTTTATGTTTTTCATTTCATCGCTGTCTTTACCCCAACCATCATTTCCGCAAAAAGGGCAACTGTGGTTTCCTCTGTTG